AAAAATTTACTGAAGGTGCTCAGATTACAAAAGAGAAAATGGATATGCTAATATCCGGTAATCTTAAAGATGCTCATTATACGAATAGCTTCTTTGAAGGTTACATGTATAATACAGATCCTGTAATAGCAAGTTTTGCTTCTTTCTTAAAAAAGAACATGACAGAAGTTGATCTAAAAGTAATGAACAACTATGACAAGTTTCTTGATAAGATAGTACCTCTTCTAAAAAAGAATAAAATCAAGTTTACAAACATTGGTGAACTGGGTGAAAAACTAGGATTTGTTGATATTGTAGCTGGTAAAGATGAGAAAGGTAATCTTACAAAAAAAGAAAGATGGAGTCTTTTAGGTAAATATAAAGACTATAGATATGTTGAATCAGAGTTTGATGATGAAATTACTAAGCTACAAGCTGAATATTACCATTCTCAAACTAAAGAAAATAAAGAGAAACTTTCTGCAGCTATATCTAAAAAGAGAGAACACTTTAAAAAGTGGTGGAATCAAGAGTATGTACAAGAAGTATATGATCTAGATAAAGTATTTAACCAAGGTCCAGATGATAAGATAGGTCAAGAAGCTTATAGAAGAAAACAAAAATTCTTTGAAGACCTTAATAACCTAACAGCAGAAAGAGATGACCTTGATCTTCTTGAAGTAAATGACCGGATGAATGAACTCTGGAGAGAGTATAGACTTATGCATTCTCTAAGAGATATTAAAGGTAACATGAAGGTTGGTGAGGAACTGGAAATTGCACAAAGATTAAATGAATACAAAAGGCAATCTAGTGAATACTATGAATATGTACCTAGAAGAGGAGTATTTGAAAATACTCTTAAAAAAATAGAAGAACAGATTAAAGATAATCTTAAAGAAGAAGATTTTCAACCTGGTCCAGCTTTTGATGCAGAATTTGCAAGAAGAAGACAAAAGTGGATTGATGCAAATACAAGAACTGTAATCAAAGATTCTTTCTATGAAAGACGTGCATTCTTATATCAAGAAATAGAAAGACTAAATAAGTCTTTAAGAATCAAAATAGAAGAGAAGATAAAACTTCTAAATGACCAGATTCCAAATCTAAAAGGTAAGCAACTCATTTTTGCTAACAAAAATGTTAAAGATCTCCAAGATAGCATTGATGCTATGGAGGAGATAAAGAAAGCTAAGACTGAGCTTTATGATCTGCTTTCAGAGTATAAAGATGATGATGGTCAAGTAGTTGGTAATGAGCTTGATAATGAAAGAATTCAGAAGATTAAAGCTCTTCAGGAAAACGTAAACAAGCTTCAAGAAAAAATCTTTAAACCAAGTGGCCTTACTCCAGAGCAAAGAGCTAGAGTAAAAGAACTCAATACAATAAAAAGTAAAAGAGAAAGGTCTCTTTCTGCAGAAGAAAAAGATGAATTAAAAAGACTTTATAGTGTTAAGGCATCTATTTCTCTTGATAAGAATGAGATGAATAATTTGATTTCTTACTATGATGAGCTTTCAGAAATGCAATCTAAGAAGCCTACTGAGTATTACTTAGATGCTTTGCAATTCTGGTTTGAAGAGCTTAATGGTAGTGAGTTAATGCAAAAAGAAGGCTTTGGTATTACTGATGTTGATGAAGACAATGTAGGTATCTTATTCAGTCCTAACTTTTTAGAAATCTATTTTGCAGAAAATAAAGAGTTTGAAAAGTGGTGGAAAGCAAATCATATAGCGACTACTGAAAAAGATGTTACTACATATGAAGCTATTCCTGCTTGGACAAAAACTATTCCATCTGGTCCTGAGTATTATGAGCAAACAGAAATTAAAGATGAAGATGGAAATATAGTTGAGTACATACCAGGTAAACCTAAGCTTAAGTACTACGCTAAAATTGTAAAAAAGCAATATAAAACAGAGCGTATTGTAGGTACTACTGTAGACAACAGAGGTAATTTCTTACCAAAAGAATTACCAAATAGTCCATATAGAAATGAAAAGTACTATGAGCTAAAAGAAAATGATCCAAATATGTTTGAGCTTCTTGAATCTCTTACACAAATGCATTTGGATTTTCAAAAAGGTTCACCTAAAGATAGCAAGCTGTATTTGGACTTTCCAAGATTCCCAATGAGTGATCTTGAACTTGTTCAAAAGCGTGGTATTAAAGGAGCAACTCAAGGACCTAAAAGCTTTATAGAAAGAATCATTCAAAGAATCAGAGACTTCTTCATGGGAGGTAGAGCAGATTTTGAAGTTGGTACATCTAACTGGAAAAATGCTCAACAAAAGCTTGTAAAAGCAGACATGTATGATAATAAGATAGATAACATTCCTGCTCATGGTCTTTATGATCTTACAGCAAATGAAACATCTACTGACTTTATTACAGGTATGCTCAGATATATGCAATCTCTTGAGCGCCAAAGAAAACTCATTGAAATCAATCCTATTGCTATAGCAATTAAAGAAGTTCTTAATGATCCTAAGAATAAAGCAAGAACTGATGAAATTAACAGAGGTAACTTTGTTGCAAGACAAATGCAGTCTTTTGTTAAGAAGAAAGGAAAATATGTAAGGGCAGAAGCTTTTAATGCTTACTATGACAGAGAATTCCTTGGAGAATCTCTTACTGGTTGGGGCAAGGACAATGCTTTTATTAATAACTTCTCTAACTTCTTATTTAAAAGAGCTGGTTTTTCATTTTTTGCATTGAATATTCCATCTGCTCTTAAGAACACTGCAGGTCAAAAATTCCAAGCACTACTTGAATCAGTAGGAGGTACTAATATATCATTTAGAACTCTAGTAAAAGGAGAAGGTTGGGCATTTAAGACTGCTAGTAAAATGAGTGTAAATGTCTATAATGGAGAAGCAAAAGATCTAGAGCTCCTTCTTATGGATGTCTTTGATCCTATCCAGGGTAGATTTAAAGAAAAGTTTGGAACAAAAATAACCAGAACTATGGCAAAAGATATTGCAGATAGAAGCTGGTTGTATAATTTCCGTAAGTGGAGTGAAATTCAAGCTACTCTTCAGACTTTTGCAGCTATGATGTATAAACAAAAAGTAACCATGAAAGATGGCTCTACTATTGAATACATGGATGCATGGGAAGTTGTAGATGGTAAACTAAAGCTTAAAGATGGTGTAGATCCAGAATGGGGATTCTCTTATGATGAAGAAGGCAATGTAATAATGGGTAAGAAGTTTGAGAGAATGCGTAATAAGATTCATCAAGTAATGAACAAACTTAATGGAGCTTATTCTCAACATGATCAACCGGAAGCACATAGACATTTGTGGTTTAAGTATATAAGCAACATGCGTAGATACTTTACTACTATGGCTGTTAAGCGCTTTGGTAAAAATAGATTGAATATAGGTATGGGAGGTTATGATGAGGGTTATTATATCACTGCTGCAAAAAGCTTTGGTAAAATCCTCAGAGATAGAAATATCAATCACATGACCCCTGAAGATAGAGAAGCTCTAATGAAGACAGTTGCTGAGTTTTTATTCTTAGCTCTTCTTAATATGGCTGCTTATAGTGTAATTGGTGGGTGGGATGAAGATGATGAAGATAGATATGCTAAATTAAGAAAGAAGACTGGACCACTTAAACTGTGGGGTGTATCTGATGAAGAACCTGATTTTGATCTTGGAGGATACATACAAGTTCATAGCTTCTTATTATTACTTCAGGTAAGAGCTGAGAACGAGCAATTTATTCCTTTCCCGGGATATGGATTTGATGACTTGGCTTCTATGACAGATATTAAATCTATAGCATTTGGGCCTACTACAGATACTTATAAGCAAATAATCAATGATATGGTTGACATATGGGAGGGTAATGAAAAATCAAGATATGTAAGAAGAGTTGGTGCATATGAATGGCAACAACAAGGTGGATTAAAACTCTGGTCACATATGGCAAAAATGTTTGGTATAACAGGATCTACAGTAGATCCAGTAACCGCAGTTAAAAATTACTATTCAGCTCAAGCACTTTCTAAGAATAAATAAACAATGGCAAAGATTAAAGATTCTACATCTACCACTATTATTAAGATCAAAAAGAAAAGACCAGGAGTGCACTCTAAAAAGAATCACTCCGGTCTTAAAACTTCTAAGAACTATAAGAAGACTTATAGGGCTCAAGGTAGGTAATCAGTCTTTGGAAGACTGAACCCTGTCAAATCAATTACATCTACTTCATAGGCTTTGCTCTTGTCCGGATTATCTGAGACAAGGGCAAATCTTTGCTTTTCTTCAATGTGGACTATATAAACAGTCTTACCATTGTAATTAGCAGTCTTTTCCATAAAGTATAGTTGTGATATTAGGTTTAAAGTATTGTTCTCCTTTGAGAATTTTTCCATCTTCTCTATAGATAGGTTTACCATCTTTTCCTAGCTTAGACATATTACTAGCCTGGATCTCTTTAAATACCTCCTCAATCTTGTGCTGCATCCCATGTTTAAGGATAGTGCCACATAAGATATAAAGCTGGTCACCTAAAGCATCTGCAATCCCTACTAGATCATTATCCATGCATGCTTGGTAGTATTCATCTGTCTCTTCTAACATAAGCTTATATCTAAGCTCATATACTTTAGGATCAATTAGACTAGGTGTGTCTTTATCTGTATTGTCAAATACTTTGTGGAACTCTGCCACAGAATCAAGTTGGTGTTTCATTGTGTAAAGATAGTTATTTGTATCTGTCTTTGGCTGATGATGATAGTAAACTGAGACCTACTAGCCAGATGTGCTTTAGCCAACCAAAGAAAGTACCAGTCCTTTCATAAGACTGGTACTTATCTCTTAGCTCTTCAAATCTAGTTTTCACAGATCAAAGTCTTGGTAATTGTTAGTAGGCATTACTAGGTCATCTCCTAAAGCTTCTTTCTCCTTCTCTACATCCTCAATCATCTCCTCTAGTGTTATTTGATGACCCATCTTTAGAATTTGAGCTGCTCTCTCCTCTACATTGTATTCTTCTTCCTCTTGTTCTATAGGTAGAGAAGCATTATTTTCTACTTCCTCTACTTTCTCCTCCTCCTCTTTACTAGGCTCGGTAACCTCCATAAACTCATTAGCATTCATGTATACAGGCACAGCTTCTACAACTGGAGCAGCTGTAGCCTCTACTTGAATTGCATCTAGGTTAAACTGATCACACAAGAACCAATTGATTAGTCTTTGCTGATCCATCCATGTCTTAGGATGTGCCTTCTGTAGAGAATAGCTAATGTGATTATAGAAGTTCCATAGACTATCTACATCTGTGTTATAATCATACTTAGGTACCTTGAACTGAGTCTTAATTGTATTAAGTTGTTCTGAGCTTAAAAGCTCTTTCTCAAAATACAATCTACCTAGAGAAGAACCTTTTGTCTGATTATCTACAGTGACTGTTTTCATCTTTACTTTATCCTGAATGATTCTAGCAAAGCTTGTTGCTGCATTAGATATCTGAAACTTAATATTCTCATGTGCTTCAGTATCTGCAGATCCTGTATGTTTTCTATCCCATGTTCCCATTTCTCTTTTGAGAATCAAGTTACCTGAGCATTTAACATAAGCACCTACTGCACATTTAAAGCGCATTGTTTTATCATAGCTATTAGCCCAGGTAAACACCATTCCCAATTCTTCATCTTGGTCATGTTTAATGTGATATATTCCGGTAGCTACATTCCCATCAATAGAACATCTGTAAAGCTCGTGCTCTACTACAAATCCTGCATTAGCAAGCTCTGTCATTGCAGTATCTATAATAAATTTGTGTGAGATTACTGTGTATCTCCCCCCGTGTTGAGGGAGAGGTACTGATTCAAGTAATGCTCTGGTTGCTGTTCCAGTTCTTCTTGGCATAATTAAAATAATTTTAGTTGCCTTACAGGCTTAGTTATATTCTCTATCTCTTTTTGAATTGCTTCTAGATAGTATCTGTCATCTACATGATAATCTTTCCAAGCCTTCTCCTCATAGTTAATGAATAGCTCTTGCATCCATTTACCGGATTCTAATTGAATCTCTCTATTATCATGTATATTACGCTTAATAATCTTACAACCTTTCTCTGAGATATAATATCTAAGAGTCTGCTGCAGTTTCTGGTAGACTATTTCTCTATTAATAATACAAGTCTGCACAAATTCCCAATCACCCTTGATCTTTACTCCGCCACAATAATCAAATATGTTTCTATTATCTGCCAGATATTTCTCTGGTGGGATATCATTAACAAAATAATTATAGATGGCTTTAGGTATAATCAAGAAGCTCTTGTTCTTATGTAGCGCTAGATTATCAAATTCAAATCTACCCTTGCACTTTGCCTTACCTGCAGTGTTAATGGCAATATAGTTATTTACATCTGCAAGTATGATCTTCTTATACTCATCATGCTCTAACTCAAGCTTTGTTGTCTTTTCCCATTCTGCACATATATCTAGATACTTCTGCTTATATTGCTTAGGTATCATCATCTCAAGACCATCTGTATTCTGCATCAGCGGTACACATCCTGGTATTTCTTCTGCAAGCATTTCATACAACATTACCAATGACAGCTGACCGTTTATAGTGATTCTCATAGTAAACTCTGGATCATACAAGAAGCTATTCTTGTCATTACTTAATCCATAGGTACTATTAAGGATAATCTTATAAACATAGTTCTTAGGATCCTTCTTAGGTATCTTTTTTCTTTCTTCAAAGAACCATTCATACAGATTACAAAACTCTTTCTTAGGCAAATGAGCTGGTGCCCAACCATTTCTAATAGCTAGGTTTGGATAGAAACTTGTAACATCTGAAGTCATGATTATCATATCTTCAGTAGCTTCATACACACCTGATTCTTTAGCACCATGAACACCACCTAATCCAAAATCAGTAGTAACACCTTTGTATTTTAAACTATACTTAAAGGCATTCTTTGTTTCATTTGGATTAATCTCAAGCTTTTCAAACTGGTTAAGTAATCTCTGGAAATCACCACTCTTAAACTTTATATAAGGAAGGATAATATCCTTAACCTTAATGTTTGTTCTGAAGGTTCTGAGTTGTTTCAGATCATACTTAGGTATTCCGGTTTGTTTACTTAAGAAATAAAGAAATAGTTCTTTACTTATTCTTGGTTCTGAAGCACTGAACAGGTTAATACCATATTCAGAAGTCAAGCTTTTCCTAAGATTAATCTGCTCTTTACTGAGGTTCATGATCTGTTTGGTAGACTTGACATCATTAAGACAATAGCCAATGATCATATTGATCTCATCTATTGTAGTAATAATTGTATTGTGCTTCAGTGGCATATCTTGAATTGTCTTCCAATCCATAGAATACTGTATCCATTTAAGACTTGATCTCTTTGCTGGATTATCCCAGTGATTAAGCTTGAATACATCTATGTTATTAGTAGATAACTTCCATTCAGGATACTCCGGTAATTCATCCTGGTTACTAATTGTTTTTTGGCCAAACTTGTAGATTATATTAGCAATTTCAGATCCGCTTTTCTCTTTCCATTCATCGTAATATTGCGATATAAACTCTAGTATTGGAGAGTCAAAACCTAAACCATTAAAGGATATGAGCCAACCTTTTCTTTGTTTTATGTAATTGACATACTCAACAAATTCTTTGAATTCATTGCGTAGATCATGTACTACAAACACCTTTGTCTCTTCTGTCTTATAGTCTTCAAAACAAGCTATAAAACAATTACTTAGAGTCTCAAGGTCATATACAACTCTATCCATAAAATCTACATTAGACAAAAAAGGGAGGCTATTACACCTCCCTCTCTGTCAGGGTTATTAACTTAAGGCATGATAATCTCAGGAGAACCTCCCAATAATCCAGTACCTTGCATATAAGTGTTGTAATCAAATGTATTTGCATTGATACCATACATCTTTACAAATTCTTCTACGTCTTTTTTATCCATGATGTAGTATTCAAAGAAGGAATTAATGGTAACACGTTGTTCCTTTACCTCTTTTCCATTTCCTCTCTTACCTACTTTCATGTACATTGGATCACCATTCTCATCAATTCTTGGCACCATGTGAAGTACTTCTTTTCCAAAGCGAGAAATAACTGCAAGCAGTTTGCTTTCTGGATCAAATAGTACTTCTGCATATGGGCAATCCATAGATGCAGGAATCATTTTGAATGTTTTACTAGTACCCCAGGTACCGTGCACAAGAAGCATGTTCTTGCCTACTGTTGATTGTGTCATTGATTTTTGGTTTTAGAGATGGCAAATTAATGAATTTACATACTGATTTCCAAATCTTTAATAGAAATAGTTAAGTGTTCTTTTTCAAAGTCAGGTAATGAACATAGCTCTCCAACATCTTTGAGATCTTTTATTTTCACATTGAGCATATCTGCATACATAGAAAAGTACCTCTCTGGGTACAAATAACTTTCTATATAAGAGTAATGTGCATTATTCTGAGAAAAAAAGTTCTTTATTTTTTTCTTATGATCGTTACTTAACTTAGAGTACTTGCCACTAATAAAGTAATTCCAATCATTTTTAAATGGTTGATAATCAAATATATAAACTCCTTTATTGTCTTCTACTAATTTAAAGTCAAAAAATAATTTGTTTCCAAAAAGCTTTTGCTTTTCAAACCTTTTAAAGTCATCATCATCTCTGATATGATATAAGCATATAAACTTACCATCTTCAGGTTTATAATGTCCTTCCCAGGAAACATAGGTTTGTATTGGTGTAACACTACTTCCTCTTTTAATGTCAAGAGCTGGATATAAGAATATCCTGCTTTTTTGGAAGTAGTCTCTATACAAGGATTTTATCATAAATTAAATTTACAAGAGTTAGATAATAATCTTCCCTTGTTCTATAAACTCTGCAGGCTTACTGAAATCTCTTGAAGTATAATGCATTAGCGCTATACTAAGTACCTCATTAAATCTTTCTGTCCACTTTATAAGAGTATCTTGTGATACCTCATATATTCCAACCTGTTGATACTTATCAATAACTACAAAGCTATACTGTATTCTCCAAGTGTTATTCAGTATTTCTGAAAACTTATAACTAACAAGGATACTATAAATTGCCGCCTGCAAGTCATAGTTATAGTAGTCTATGCTTTCTCTGAACTCTTTTAAAGTTTTACCGGATGTCTTAAGATCATTGATATATACAGTTCTATTTGCATAATCAATCTTAATATTATCTAGAATACCTTTGAGCCCAAAGGGCATGTCTTTTAATTTTATCTCTATAAGTTGTTCGTTGAATGTCTCTTGTAGTTCAAAGTCTGATAAGGTTAACCCCATCAACTCATTTACATGTTGATTGTTTTTAAGAATATCTACTGATTGTTTACAGCGATCTAGTGTTTCTTGATCCAATAAATCTTTGTTTCCTTTCTCTTTTAGAAAGTTCCAATAAGATTTTACATCATCAGTAATTATCTTATCTATTCTCTGTTGGTCTGTTTTTAAGGCTTGGTGCAGGTTGATCTCTTTGAGGATATCCAGGATTGTTTGATCATGCTCTTCTAAATCTCCCTCAATTACATTCTTTTCATAGAAGAGTTTATCAATAACACTTTTTGTATTGGTGCTGGGTAGGTTGCTGGGTGAAACTATGAATTGTTTATCAAAACTGTCATTATCTAATAGTAAGCAATGAATTACTTTACCTTCTATAAGATGCTGATCTAGTTTTTCTTCCCGCTCTTGCAGGATATAATGGTTGTAAAACAACCGTGGACTATACAGTAATTTACTAAGTCCTGAATAACTAAAGCTAAAGGGCCGAGAATAAAACTTATCCTCTAACCCTTTAGTATCAAGTTGTGTGTTCGCCATACAAATATATTAAAATATTGGTGCTTCATCCTCAATGTTCAAAACTTCTTCATCATCTTCGGAATCTTCTTTTAGAGGATCTTCTACAAACTTAATTTTAGAAATTTTAAAATGATCATAATTTGAGTTTTCTTTAATTTCCTCAAAAGCTAGAGGCATGAATATGTCTATGTTCTCTTTAGTTAGAAGATTCTTTTCTTTAAGAACATCAATGATATTGTCTAGACTTAAGTTTGTATAACCTCTTCTACGATGTAAACCAAAGAACTCTATAAGTGATTTAAAGTTTATGTGATTTCTAAATCCAGAATTCCATATATTACTTCCATTATTCTTAAGTAGTAAAAGAATATATGGTGCAGATTTTTCAAAGTTAGAATTAGCTATCGCTTCCATAGCAAGTTTAATGTCTGAACTATTTCTACTTTCAAACATGATATCAAGCTGCTTGTACATTTCAATATCAATAATTACATCTTGATTTAGAAGCTTGATAATATCATCTTGAATATAAGTATTATTACTTACATAGAGATCTCTTAATACATTAAAACCTTCTTGAGTACAATGCTTTATAGAAATACTCTCTACATTTAGTTCAAATCCATTTATATCAAACTTATCAGTATCATGATATCGCATCCCCATTTTCTCTATTCCATTTTCATTGATAAATTTTAGCATATCAAGTACTTTTAAATCGTAAGAAAATGGTGTTTTCTTAATGTGATTTAAGAAATCATCCTTGCTACAGGAATAACCCCAAACGTGTTCTGTGTAAGAATCAATAAAGTTGTCACTAATAAATATAGCATCAGCTTTATCTCTAGCTCTTGTTACAGAGATATCATACTTATCACATAGAGTCTTTACTTTGAATCTAGGGACTGAGCAATCTTTTGTAAAGAATAACTTATCTCCTGCTTTTGGTGTATATGAATTTTTTACATAGTCAGAACTACTTCTTTCAATCTTTACTTCATAAATTAATTCATAGTCTAAACCAGTTATCTCACCAGAATGATTCCTAGTAATGTTATTTATTTTAAGAAGTTTGGTCGCCATCTTCTACTATTTTAAGTTGTTGAGGATCAATATTATATACTTCATACTCAGGCTTAAGAGTAAGTGTTACATTAAAGTATTCATTTCTACAATGCCTTTCATATGTTTCAGTAATCTTATCTCTAAGCTGGTTCCATATCCACGGAGTAAGCCAGCCTTTTTTCTTTAACCATCTTACAAAAGAATCATTTGTAGAGCCAGATAACCAAAATAAATTAGAGTCATCTCTAAATTGTCTACCTAGTTTAGTTCTAAGATTTACCATGTTACCTACATAATACCCATTTATTGCAAGTTCTCGTATCCAATAGATAGATTTTTCTACATTACATTGAGTAAGTATTGTTTGAACTATTACATAATTAGCCTCATCTCTACTCTTAAGCATTGCTAGTAAAGTATCATAAGACTCCTTATCTAAAATGGTACCACCCCCTTGAGGAGGTGATACCAGTTTTTGTTTAGCATTCATAATAAAATTTTTGTCTACTTCATAGCCATTTTAAGAACCTCAGCATTAGTCATTATGCCTTGGAACTTTTGTTTGTTACCATTAAGAATATCTCTTACAAGAATGAACTTCAAATCATTAGAGAAAGTATCTTGATCTGTAGAAATTCTGATCAATCTGTCTGTAATTTTCTTTGTAACAGAATTGTTCTCTGCATAATTCAAAGTAAAGTTGATCAATCGTCTAGTAAGAATAGTAGCAATATCTGCGCGATAATTACCATCTGCTCCCTTAATACAATTTCTCAACTCTCCAATAATATAAGCTTCATTGTCATGGAGCAATAAATCCTTTGGAGTAACCAACTTATCAAGTCTGTTATTGATAAACATACTAAACATAGTTGCAAACTCTGAACCTACAGAACCTTCACCAATCATCTGAATAAGTGGAAGCTGGTCTTCAAAACTAGGAATAGAACTAATAGAGTTAAAGAAAGTCATAATACTTCTTGGATTTGTATCATCCTTTACAAGCTCTGGGTGAAGCATCATGAAGTTAATACAACGGCCATCTACTCCTTGTTTCTCTGCCCAACGAGCCCATACTTCTACATCAAACTTAAAGTTTACTGTAATAAAGCGAGTCTTCTGAGCACCATCCAAACTAGTTACATTATAGTTTCCATCATCAGGATTAGTAGTCAATACAATATGCCAGTTCTTTGGAAGAGCCCATGAATAATAAGTCTGTGTCTCAATCAAAGTCATTGTTGCTTGCATGAATCTAGCCAATTCATGTTTGTTATCTCTAAGGTTCTTTATCCTCAGATTCTATACTTTCTTTTGTTATAGGTATAGTTCAGACTATATCATCTATGATTTAAAGATATTGGAATATCAAATCATAGTTCTGCGCTCTTGGATATTTTATCTTCAGCTCCACCTGGTAAGATTACTTTATCTAGTCGTTGCTCCTTCAACCTATTTCTAGGAAGCTTGGATCAGAGTTAACTACTTCTAGTCTTTCTCTGAGTTCACAGAATTTAATGCGGACACTATTTATATTTCCATTTAAATCCACCAGCTGTTAAATTATTTTTTATAGCTCTGGTGATATTTTTGATATTAAGAGTTTTTTGTGCTTTAGTGATAGATTCCCACTCTTTTATAGGAACGTTACTTAAATCTATTTGTAACACTGGCCTTAATTTGTATTTTTTGTTAAGCTTATTAAGCTTGTCAACTTTAAAATAAGACCATCTATAATTATAAGCTGTATAGTTATCACCCCTTGCTGCAGAACATATAACAGAGTAATTATTTTTATCTCCAAAATATTCTGCTGCCTTAGTAGCATTCTCAAAAGATTTTATATACACACCTTCAAGAGAATACATATGAGTCTCTTTTTGATTGTAAATTTTCCTACCCTTTTTAAAGCTATTCTTTGCGCCTATACTTAATCTTTCTTTATAGAGTTCACTTCTCTTAATCTCAACAGGATTTAATATGTGGTTAATTCTGTAAGGTCTTTTTAATAGCTCTATATGATATTTTTCTCTTTCTAAAAGAAAGTTTTCATCACATATTTCTACTACATCATATGTCATATTATCTATTCCATACTTATCAAACAATCTTTGCATTGTTTGATTATGATGTTTATTTGATAATAAATCAACTAGATGACCCTTTAATCTTTTACCTATACATTTAGAACTACCTATATACTTGTAGTCGTTGAACTGTATGCAGTAAATACCACAGATTTTTAACCCTGTTTCTTCTTTTAATTTGGAAATGTGTTTCATATCATATCTTTTTACAAAGATATAACTTTTTAGCAAAGCAAGCAAGTTTGCTAAAATTGTTTATCCGCTCTGGTATAATCATCAAGAATCAAGATACCACCTTCTTTCTTGTTATTGATCCACTCTGGAGATGCATAACCCATACGCTTGTTACCGGTAGGTTTGTATTGACTAGCTACATATTGTGGAAGCAAGCTCTCTGGAACCCACTTAACTGTTGTTTCTTTTACTACTTCAAACTCTTTAACTGGAAAACCTACCAGATCTGATAGATCTTCTAACTCAGCCAAATTCAATCTTACAATATCCATATCAAGCTCTTTAGCAAGTTGTAGGATAGAACTAGTCTTACCAACACCCGCTGGGCCTTCAACATTTACAGTTACTGGAGTTGTTCCTTTCTCTTGAAGGCTTTTGTTATTTGCAATAATATGATGCATGAATGTCTTAAGTTCATCTGCATTAAGACTGATTTGATTATTCTTTGCCATTTTAGTTAAGTTGAATTTTTACACCTTTTAAATCTTCATTCATTGTTCCATTAGTGGAAATTGCCCATAATACTGGACCTCTGCATTTATCAGGAGCAGGAGCTTCACCATCAGTAAAATATACTAGACAGCTATAATTCTTATGATGCTCATTATAATAATCGCATACTGGTTCAAAGCTTGTGCCTCCTCTACCATGTATGTGCATATCTTCGTTGATATTGAATTTACCTATGTGACTAATAGCAGTATCACATTGTACAACCATAATATCTGTACCTGTTTTATGAATGTGATGTAGCTCATTCATAAACTCCATAAGCTCTTTAGTAGATACTGATCCAGAGGTATCTATACCTACTAGAATTCTACGCTTTGGCTTTACTTTGAGTCCTGCAGAATCTTCAAATCTTTGATTCTCTTTTCTTCTTGTTCTCTTTACAAAGACTTGAGTAGAGCCTCCTATGAATCTGCGTAGAAATCCACGCCAATCAAATTTAGCTTCTTCTATTGCATCAAGTTTCTTAAGAATCTCAGCAAATTCTCCAGGTACAGTACCTCTAGATTTTTGTACTTGCTCTGCTACTTCTCTAAGAATGTGACCTGTTTGTTGTTCAATCAACTTCTTAGTTGCTTCAGGAAGTTTATCAAACTCCTCCCAAGTACCATGATCAGGTAGATTTACTTCTACCTTTACATTTCCATTCTTGTCTTTAGATATTTCTATAGTCATTTGACCCTGACCCATAGCATCCATCATCTGATCTAGATTAGGACAAGTACCAGGATTATTAGCAGCTTGATTAAGCTTTTCATAATAATAGTTAGTACCCTCATTAGGTTTAAGATTTAACTCCGGAAAAAGATCTAAAGTCATACCACCTTCTGGTAGCATATTTTTATCTATATACTGATTGATTTCCAAATCCATTGCTATGTTAGCCAACTCCTTATTTGTAAGGTGTTTATAACCAGTCAAATGGAAGAAACCTATATGTAAAAGCTCGTGCTTTAATAATCCTTGTTGATGATTCTCACTAAGCTTGCCCCAGAATTCCTCACTGATGGTCAACTGATAGTTGATTCCATTAAGACTTACTCCTGCGGTAGGAACTCTATTGTCCCATACCTTATTAAGCATGATTAGAAAAAGACCATAGAAAGACTCTTTAAACATTAAGTTCTTAGATGCTTTCGCTAGTGATTCCTGATTTGTCATTTTTCTTTAATTTGATTGTGATTTGAGTATCTTCAATGAAATCAAATCCTAAATTTTGTATTGTTTCAAACAAGTGACTTGAAAAATCATCTAGAAAAAACTGAATATCTTCTTCAGACTGATTATTCTTGACAATACCTTTCAGGATTTCTTTGTAGGTAATATGTTTTTCAACATTAATACCTAGCTTTTTAAACTTGTTTGTTGTTTTACTTGCATGGTTTTTCCAAAAGTCTGATGATATATTGACCTTCTTCTTTAGAAGAAGAAACATTGTCAAATTACTTTTAAAGTCTAGATTCTCTATAGTAGTTAAACCCAATACCTTATCTTGTTCAGTATTAGAATTAAGCATTGCAATTAATGACTCGTATTGTTCTTTTGTGATTTTTTCTTTTTTCATTAGTCTTCAATTTTTAAAGTTCTGATCATCCAATCCGGTGGATGTGAATCATTTAAGTGATCTATCCATTCTTTAGCTGTAGGTATATAGTTAAAGCAATCTTCCCTGACATGTTGTTCACCAATATATCTAGTATAGACTCTTTTGTTTTGTGAATTGATAATGTATATTCCAAATATTTTTTCACATTCAAATATACCTTCACTATGGTGTCTAAACATTCTGTGTTTAGAATGACCAACCCAAGCTTTAGTTTCATCAAACCACTCATGTAGTTCTATATAATCCTCTTCAGAACCTCCCCACTTTTTTACACTTGATCTAGCATGATCCCATGGATGTGACATTACAAACCTGCTTTCTTAATAAAGTAACTTGCTACTTCAGGAATATGTTTCTTGTAGTAGGGTTGTTCTGATTTACACCAATTTTTTACTTCTTCTTTTGTAGAAAATCTTTGATAAGGAAATGTAAGTTCAAGTTCATTTATAAAATCTTGTACTGTCCATCCTTCCCATATATGTCTATTATTACCCATTATTCTTCAGATTCAAATTGACCTTCATGGTCAAAGGTTTCATAAGTAGTAGTATTTACATTGTTTTTAATGGTATATTCTGCAGTAGGTACCTCTATTAGAATTTGTCCCCAACCACCATCATTATTATACCAGTCTTCTACATATTCAAGTTTATTATGAGAAAGTTCTTCAATAAACTCTTTAACTGAATTATTACAATTAAAGTCTACATCATCACCATTATGATCACGAAACAATACTTCATCTATACCACCACTATCTCCACCACCGCTATAATTTACAACAATCTGTTTAATACCGTTATCTTGTAGATATATCATAGCACCTATAAGATTAATTTTTTCTTTTTCCATACTTATTTTTGTTTATAGAATTTTCCCAGAATATTTGCATTTAGATAGAGATCATTCTCTAATACACCATGGATAAATTGATACTTAACTTCTTGATAAGTAAGTTCTCCTTTAGTATAACAGATCCTGAGAATTTTTCTTGAAATCTTTATTCCACTTTTGTGAGCCTCTTTAAGAGTAACATTACTACTATAGTAATCTTCATAGTTAAGTTTATTTACTATTTCGTATTTCTTTTTACGCTTATCTGTAGAAAGATTTTTGTTACTAAGCTTTTTCTTTCTACTAGAAAAGAAGCTTTTCTTCCCAATGTAAGAATAGGATTTACCTTTAATGATAGCTGTCATTTCATATACAAAGCCTACTGCTCCAGCAGGAATCATATCACGGGTAAACACCACTTGATTGTATATCCACATTTTATTTTGGATTTAGTGTATTAGATAATAAAGGCATGAGGATTTCCCTTACTTTAGTAATACCGTGCTTTTCTACAGAGTCAGAAATATCCTTCTCCATTTCTAGTTTTACATAAGGTATTTGGTATCTTTCCTCATACTTCTTCATAGCTTTTATACCTGCATCATCATTGTCAAAAAGAGTACAAATGTTTTTATACTTTCTTTTACAAGCTTCTGTTACATGTTCTGGTATAAGAGTATTCTCACTATCCGGTGCAATTGCTTCTGCATTTTTGAATCCTAGTTTCATAAAGGTCATAAGATCTTTAAGAGAACTGCAGATTACCAGATAGTCTTTCTCCATAGTTATTTGATCTATACCCTGGATATAATCTTTTACTTTGATAAACTTATTGTCTTTTATCTTAGGCTGATAGATCTTATAAAGGGTGCCATCTTTTCTGAAATAACCATATATATGATAACCGGAAATAGATAGTTCTTTAATTTCACCATCTTCTTCCTTATTCATTATGTATTGTTCCAGAGGATACACATTATAAAATTCTAAGACATCGCTACCTATGTAATATTTAGACCAATACTTTTGATCCAGATTATTCCAAGTCCTTGTTTTAAAATCCGTTACCTTATACTTAGAACGCTTTTTGAATTCTTTAATCTCAACCTCTCCATTATTCAGAAGATACTGATTGTAGTCTTCAATAATTTTGTGGGCAGCCTCACCTCTTGTGCTTAAGTTAAACATAAGCTGAACAAGATTTAATCCATCTCCATGTTTATCTGATGAGAAATCCTTATATCTATAATCATTTTTAGTAGATGAATAATAGACATACATGCTAGGAGTTCTATCCTTATGGTTAAAGACAGACTTGAGTTTTATATCCTGGCCACATAATTTTTCAGATAAATTCAAATAGTATTCAAATACCCAGGTCTTAGGTATGTCTTTTAAATCTGATATTAATGCTGTAGTTCTTAGCATACAGATAAGAATAAAAAAGGGGAGACATTACTCTCCCCTTCTATTTAAATTAAATGATATTACAATTCAAAGTCTGCAGAAGCAGCAGTAGTGGGACTATTAAATCCAGCAACTGGTTCTACTTTCTTTTTCTTGATATGCTCTGCTTCATTGAACTTCATGATCTTACTGTTTTCTTTATCACAAATTTCAAATGGAGCAGCGCCTTTTGCATACTTAGGTAGGAACATATCATAGGCTGTATAACCTTCTTTGTTCTGATACTCTTTACCACCAAGACAGAAGTTAAACCAAGTATCTTTAAATGGTTTATCTTGATTGAATCCTCTAATGAAATCTTCAATAGTATTATATCTACCATCTGCTTTCTGAAGCCAGTCTGTGCCAATTTCTTTGCAAATGTTAGAGATAAACTTAAGGATTTCAGTATCACGGCTAATCTTAATACCTGATTTAGTTTCCCCATCTGCATAAGCCCACTCACCAGATTTTACTCTACCTACCTGACCTTTATATCTTCCTAGTTCAGGCTTATCTTTATTGATAAAGAAACCTTCAAACTCTGGTCCTCTATCAGTACCTTCTAGATGCAAGATTACATGATAAGCACCTTCCTTAAAAGTAAAAGGTTCTAGTGTAATGTCATTAATTTTTGCAACTGTATTGCCTGGTGATAGATTCTTAGGAGTTGACCCTGTCCCTCCTGTAGGGATGTTTTTTGTGCTAATACTCATTTTAATTTACATTTTTTTGTTTAAACTTATTTTTCGTACTCGATAATTGCTTTGCGAACATACTCTAAATCATTTGGAATTTCAAATGATTCAAACATTCCTTTAGGAGATTTGCAAGTATTCTCTCCATTGTTCTGAGTCTCAAATACATAGCGGATATTACCATCCTTATCTTTCTTGACTTTACCAAATAAAACAATAGAAAATAAACCTTCAAGAGTAAGAGCAGTGTCGACCATTTTCATTACTACCTTCTGGTTTCCCAGAGGATTAGACTATATCTTATACTATTTTATAACTCCATTTGAATCCACCGGCTGTTTTACATCTACCTACACAAGCATTTTGTATTGAACCTCTACTTGTATTTGTTTCGATTGATGCCTCCATTAAAGACTTGTATTCTCCTAACTGTTGATTATCAACAGAATACTTAATAACAGCCTTATGTCTTTTAGCTTTTGATTCTTCAGAGTATTTTTTACCAAGATTTATTGTTCTTAACTTTTCTTTAGTACTTTCTGAAAGCTTTTTTCCTTTATGAGATTTAGAAATTTTTTCAGCAACTTCTTTTGGTCTAGGTTTTCCTTTTAATGAATTTGATCTTTTAATTTTAGATTCAATACTCATTATTTGGTTTTGATTTCCATCTCCACCATCGGTCATATTAGTTAATTTAAATCCCCAAACTTTAAATTGTGCAATCCAGAATTTTTCTAGTTCCTGCCAATTTTCTATTTCTGTTATTTCTAATTCTTCAATTACAGGAAGAGTTTCTTGTTGTATTAAAGACCATATCCAATTATTTTTATAAGTAATCATTTTTCTTTTTAAACACTCTTGGATATGTTGTGTTAATCTATAGTTTAATGTTCTCTTGGTTTTTCCTATATATCTGATTTCATCAGTTATAGGATCCCTTAGTGTGTATATTATTGTTTTCATACGATAATATACAAAAACTTTGGGATAAATAAAATAGTATCTCACCATTTCCCCTAAAGTTTTAATCTTTAGAGTACTCCCCATCACAGGGATAGTCGTTGAACCTTTATCCATTTTTGGATACTTGGCTGCTGATTGTCCAATCTTTACCTCTTTTACTATACTATAGTCATTACTGCTATAGGGAGTGTGTAAAGTTCTAAGGAGTTTCCAGTCAGTTAGATGAGTACAGGCAAAATTATTTACCAATAGTCTTTGCTTTTACTCTACGTTTACCATCCATATCTACTGATTCTTCAGCATGAGTAAGGAAATAGATTGTGAGATCATCTCTAAGATCTTTAGGCTTCTTTGCTACTGTAGCAAGTCCTGATGCAATCTGAGTAAATTTATCATAGCCTTTCTCTGTGGCTCTGTCAAAATACTCAAATGAAGACATGTATTGAAAATCATCAATGACAATATTCTTAATGTCTAGTCTAGAGGTATTTACATAATCTAAAGCCTTGATAATACCTTGAGGAGTTGCTGTGTTGCTAAGATTACCATTAGAGTTCTCTTTACTTACAAGAGCATACTTGCTTTTCCAACCTTTAAAAGGAAGAGGCTTGTTAGCAATGTTAATAATAAAGGTTTCTTTTGGATTGAGATTCTCAATACTTGTGGATTTACCACTACCTGATTCAGCAATTACTAAAACGCTCTGTGCCATTATTTATCTTGTATTAGTTTGTTTAACCATTGTTTATTACTTACTGGTTTCTTCAACAAGATGGCTGCTAAATCTCTTATAGTAAGAGCTTCAAATGGAGCATCTGTATCTGGATCCATTAATTCAAAATCAATTCCTGTAGTCTTTATCTTACCTTTTTCTTCTACTTTAGGTAGATTTTTTTGAACTTTAATAAGCTCTGCTACAGGAACAAGATATCTAAATGAACCTGATGGGCCTGGATCTGTTTTCTCATACTCTTCTTCCCAATGAGAATTATATCTCCACATATAGAGATTTCTTTCAGGATCTTCGATCTCAAGATTTTTACCGGTAAACTCGACATAAATATCTTCTCCTCCTCTTAATTCATTAGGAAAGAATCCTACGAACAATTCATCTTTTCCTGGAGGCCTATATGCCAACTTTCCAATATACTTAGCGCTGCTAATACCATTAGCATCAAAGAATTCTTGATGAGCTTTCCTAAGCTCTGCAGTCCTTGTTCTGCGGTCTTCTGGTTTTTCTACTTTTGTTTCTAACATATCACTATATTTTTACTCTTCTTTCTTGTTGAGGAGGAGTCTCCATCTCAACAATAGTCATTCTATGAAACTCAGCTCTAAAGAAACTCATTCTAACATCACCATTTCTACATTTAAGAAAGTGTAACACAAGAACTTTGTCATCTTCAATTACATATCTATCTGGTCCATAGTATTTAATCTTTTGTTTACCCGGCCTATTTAATCCAATAAGCATATCAGCGTGTTGTAACAAAGCATCTGCTCCAAATATATCAGACTCAAGTATGTAATTACCATACTTACCATCTTCATTTCTGTCTGGATTATCAATATTTCTGTTTAGCTGACTTAAGATTATGAATATAATAGGGTATTGACGCTTTAGGGCTGTAATAGCTTCTCCCAAGTTGTTTAACATGTCATTCTTATCCTTTTCAAAGGAAGCCTTCTTAAGAAGCAATGAGTGATCAAGAGTTATAACGGTTTTTGTATATACACCATTAATCATGTGCTCTTCCATATAATTATGGATGATTTCTTTAAACTCATTGACTGTTATAGGGGTCTCTACAATATCAATAGGATACTTTACTCTTTCTTTTGCATGCTCATAACAAATCTTTAAATCGTCATCAGATAACTTACCCTCAGCACTACATAAATACTTATAAGACTTAGATAATACACTCGCATATTCACGAATAGCTGAAGTTCTAGCTAACATTTCAAGTTGAAACTCAAGAACTCTGAAGTTTTCTCCAAGATTAAGTTTAAAGCCTTCTCTTATTATCTGATCTTTAATCAATGTTTTACCAGCACCTGGCCTTCCACCAATAACAATAGTAGAATGCCACTCTAAACCATCAGTACCAGCATCATTAAATTTAGGCCAAGGAGTTTTATAGCTTTTAATTGCACCTTGTTGTCTACCTTTTAGATAATGTAATGATTCAGTAAATCCCGCTTTTTGACTTTTCCAAGGTTTAAACTTAGATTCTTTTGTCATACTACATTATCTTTAAAATGATCACTACTGTTATCAAAGTCTCCGGATTCAATCATACTGCAATAATCAGCTAATTCAGAGGATTTGGTTTTGTCTGATTCAGTTTTGCAGATAAAGTATTGAGCTGTACGCATATATAGAAAGTTCTTTTTCTCAAACTCATCTATATAATATGCTGTAGTCTTTAAAATTGTATCCCAAGTATACGAATAATTTTCAAAAAACCAACGAAAATTTTGCTCTAAAATTTTATCATTTGATCTAGCTGGTTTACCACTTGGTAGCTTACCTTTTGGAAACAACTCTTGATACTTTTTTATATTGTCTTTAAAGTCAACACCCATTGTAATCATAGATGTTTTCTTCTTCTGAACATTAAAGTAGCTATCTACCTTTTCTAAAATAGTATAAGATTTAGGAGCTAAAATATACTTTTCATCTTTTTCTATTAACCATTCTAAATGGGTTAAAGCTCTTATTTCCTGGTGAAGATTAATATGAATTGTAGTAATGTTATTCTTCATACAATCTAAAAGATAAATCTGATTAGGAGTTAAACCTTCTTTCAATACTAAATTAAACAGGCTGTTTACCCCTGATATATTCTTTGATACCATCGTCTACTTTTTTAAAGGCTATTACTGTTTTCTTATCATTTGTTTCAAGTAATGAACTTATGTTTTTTCTTGAATGAATAACTGTAGCATGATCAAAGTTTAAGTGTCTACCTATGTGTGTAATTGAATACCCCATTTTGCATGCTATATACATAAACAATTGTCTATAGATTACTACATGGGTAGTTCGTATTCTATTCTTAATACCCTCCGGGTAAAGATTTATATCTACAAATTTGTTACAGACCTCCTCAAGTTCATGAAGTTCTAGTGGGCCTTTTATTTTGGGTGCAAAGTTGTAAATTACTATAGCATGAACCCCATATTTCTTGGAAAGCCTTGATTTAAAGCTTCTTACGTAATCTAGTATTTTATTTCTTCTTTTCTTTTCTTCTGGAGACATATTGATATATTTACTATTTTTAACATCTATTATGAATACTAAGGACTACTTTATACTCATCAGTTTTCTCATAGGATTAATCTTAATACTTAAGTTAACTATGGCGCCTGTTACTAAACCTACTACTATAGTAGACGTGAAGACATACAAGGATAGCATTGCTAAGCTTGATTCACAAATTACTTCTCAGATGAGAAGAATTTCTACTTATGAGAAAGTTATAGATAGTCTTAATTCTTTGCCTGCTAAAATTAAAATCAAATATCGTGATCAAAAAGCTTTTGTTCCTTCTGCCACTATTCTTCAGCTCGACAGTATTATTCGCACAAATGCAGGACTCCAACAAAGATAGCACAATATCCTATAATCAGGAAGAGCTTAGAATAATTTCTATTAAGCTTATTTCTGGTAATGAGTGTGATACTATGTTGAAGATTTCTGAAAAGCTTGGACAATACAAAGACAGTGTTATAGTTACTCAAGATAATATTATAGCCAAACAAGAATTACAACTTGCTATGTATGATACTGTTGTAACAAAACAAGCTGGTAACATAGAATATCTTGGTGAAGCACTAGATGATTCTCAAAATAAACTAAGACTTACAACATGGGCTTTGTATGGAAGCGCTGCAGCATTTGTAGGTAGTTTATTATACATTATTATTCATTAGATATCTATCTGGCATTGCTGCATTATAAATTCCCTGTAGAGTACCAAAATTAAAAGTAACTATAGACATCTCAGGTACTTTTAGTTTTTTTTGAACTTTAGATTTAATTTTAAATGTAAGCCTTTTTTTAGTCATATTTACAAAGAAGGTGTAGTCACTACTCCAGTGGTCATACATACCTTTATTGAAGTCTATTGTGTTATCTTCTATAGAATAACCTAGATATTCTTTTAAAGACATGTGATAAGTTTTAAAATCTGAATAGTTGTGATGTTCTTTATTAAACTTATACATAGTTAGACTGAAGTCTTCATACGTTTCTAATTTAATTAGTTCTTCTACCATGTCAGCATAGTGACATCCTGGATACATACCTCCATTAAATTCATCATGTAATCCAATCCATAATTCTCCATTTTTTTCATAGAGTACATAAGCACTTCCTCTTGTCATAGTTCCTTGATGTATATTTATATTACCAAATAATTTCTTGTCCATAGTGGTCTTTCACTAGTTTAGATGTCTTATTAAAGACATCATTGCAATTCCACATTTCTTCTTTATTGTAAGCTGCAGATGCAGGATGACTACAAATTAGTTTATGATTGTTATCAGATACCTGATCCATCCATTCCTGTGCTTGTTTACCCATAAAAACATAAATAAGTCCCGGGTTATATGCATTGAGCATATCAATCAAGAATGTTACAAATGGGGCCCAGATATGATAATGTTTACCTACTTTATTTATCTCTGTAGTAAGAGAGCTATTAAGCAGTAATATACCTTGCTCGGCCCATGGAGTAAGATCTGATTTATAGTCCAAAGGATAGTCATTGTATACTGTATGCTGAATAGCTTTATTTATATACCTTAATGAAGCTTGTATCTTATGATCATTACTGCATGAAAATGCCATACCATCTGCTATTGCAGGATAAGGATAAGGATCTTGAGCAATCATAACTACCTTAAGATCAGAGTATTTACACTTTTCAAATGCACTAAATACTTGTTTAAGCGGTGGAGTAAACCTCTTACCCTGTTGTACCTGGCCAAGAAGTTGAATTATAATCTTATCAAAATCTGAGCTATGAATAAAGGTTTTAAGTCTATCACCCCAACCAGAATCTTTAAGTTTTAGATATAATTTGCTTTTTACATCTTCTATGTTTACTGTTTGTGTCATTTTGTTATCTTTGAGTTATGGCTAAAAGAGAAATTGAAACTATACCTTATGAATCTATAGTGGACTTTAAAGTTAGTGGAGCTTTCTACTCTAGACTACAAGACTTATTCTTTAATCTTGCTTCTCAGAAGTCTAAAGAAGAGTATCTAACATGCATTAAAAACATATCAGCTAAAAATGTTAGTACTAACTATGAGTATGATGTGCAAACTCTTCTTATCCTTATATCTGAAATAGAATCTAAGGCTAAAGAACAAGGTAAAATGTTAATGCAAGAAATAGAAATTCCAGATGAAAACACTGATGTTTCAGATAAATAACCTGATTACCTTCTATTATCAGGTACTAGTTACATATCCCCTGGATATCTTGTGTCTGTTGATTTCTGAATACCAAATGTTGCATTGAAGTGGATCCTAATCTGATCACTTCTATAATGTCTTACTATTCCCCCTTCACATAAAGCTACGCACCATATGTCATTCTCAAGAATACCTGAGTTTGTGACATACAGTGCATAACCTTCTTTATTATCCTCTACAACTACAGGTACAGGATTACTAAATTCTAACATCATTCTTGAAAGTGCTTCTTAAGCTTTAGACTATCTACTGTCTTTTTGATAATTACTGCATAACTAGAGTCTTCAGCATATCCATCAGCTAATTTAGCATAATATTCTAATTCTGATTCTACTCCCTGCATTCTATAATTCTGAAACATAGCATAGTCATATACAGAGCTCTCCCAATTAGAGTAATAAGCATGACCTAGTCTAGTACCTAATGCTGTTGTTGTTCTTATTCTAGGTTGTTTCATCCCAAATAAGTTATGATTCTGCTTAAATATTCTACTAGTAAAATTTCCTGACTCAATCTTAGCCTGGGCCAGTACAATATAAGGATACTTAATATTAATACTTCTTAGTAAATCTATTAAAGCTTCTTCACTAAAAGGTTGAGCTTCTATATATAAAGTATCTGTTTGTTTAGTGTTGTGAGTAATCTTATTGACTATGTAACTATTTGTTCCGGATAACCAACCAATCACAAATAGAATACAGAGAGATGATAGTAAAACCAGAATAACTTTAGCATAAGACTTCTTCTTTACTTTCTCAAACTGGATTGTTTCCTTGTTGTATTTAAATAGGTTCTTCATTGTCTTGTTTTTTAGTAAAAAATAGTCCTATTAAGCTAAAGCTTATTCCAACATTGAGTAATAGCTTACAAGCTACATCCCATTGCTCTTCTTCTTTACAGATTGGGTGCATGTTAAACCCAAAGTATGCTGTTTCTACTGCATTTAATATGATAGCTACTACAGCTACCCATACTCCTATTTTAAATAGTTTACTCATATTATTCTTGTTTGTTTAGTGAGTTTTTAAATTGTTCAAACAATTCTTCTGTTGTATAATACCTCATATCTAAACCAATCCAATTATTTTTAGATGTGGTTTGAAAATCTTTAATTCTAATCCACTCAGCAAACCGTATTGAAGTATCAGCCATATCTTCTTGGCATTGAGTGTAGCCTTCTTTATAAGCCTCTACTTCATCAATAGAATATATGCTTGTACCATATTTATTGGTAGCCATTTTTTCTATTTCTTTTTTAGTTTTCAT